AGTCACTACAGTCGGAGCATCGACTTTGCTTATTGCAGATGTTCGAGTATCTACCTACTACACACGCACAGTCTAAGGAGAAATCATGGCAACCACAGTAATTACTGGTCGCGATATTTCGTTGTCTTTCACAGGTGGAACAGACATCGAAGCGCAAGCAACCAGCGCAGTTTTAACTAAGGTCAATGAGCGTCAGGCTTATCAAACACTTGATGGCGTTGCTTATAAGACCACAGACATTTCAGGCACATTCGCATTATCAATGTTGGCTGACTGGGGCAAAGCAAACTCAGTTTGCGAAGCTCTATGGACAGCAGCAGAGTCTGCTCCAGATACAGATATTTCAATCACACTCACAGCTGCAACAGGAGCACAATTTGTGTTTCCAGTAAAGCCAGAGTTCCCAACAGCTGGTGGATCAGGAATTGATGCACAAACTGTTGATTTTGAATTTACTGTTTCAGGTGGAGCAGTCACAGAAACATTTAGCTAAGAAATAGAAACGGGAGCAAAGAAATGAAACTAGCAATTACAATTGAATACAATTCTGGGGAGCAAGCAACTTATATTGCCCAACCCCCAGAATGGGCGAAGTGGGAGCAGAAAACAGGCAATATCATTAGCCAAGCATCTGAAAAGATCGGTGTTAATGATTTAATGTTTTTGGCTTATCACGCACATAAGAGAGAAGCAGGTGGTAAAACTGTCAAACCTTATGAAGTTTGGATGGAAACTGTTGCCGATATTCAAGTCGGTGATGCAAACCCAAAAGCCATCCAGTAGGAAGCCTAAGTCGATTATTGGTGCAGTTGTCAATAGCAACTCAAATTCCAATGAGCGAATGGGTTGATGGATCGGATGTTTTAACAGCGTTAGAGATATTGGAGGATAGGTATAAGAAATGACCCAACCTTCAATCGTCTATGACAAAAAAGAATTAAATCAATTTGCCAAAGTTATTAGAAATATGGGCGATATTGCTAAAGAGGAAACCGCTAAACGAGTTGGTGCATTAGCTCAAAAAGAACTTGATGAAATTCGTCGCATTGCTTCATCAAGAGGCAAAGTTGCAAATCGTATTGCTCAAGGCGGTAAAGTAGTTAAAACATCTGTATTAGGTGAGATTAAGTTTGGCTTTGCTAGTCAAAAATTTTCAGGTGGTGCAACTACTCAATTTAATACTAGAAATGATACTAAAGGTAATCGACTAGGTATTGGCGCAGCTCATGAATTTGGTTCAAAAAATTACCCACAATTTCCAAGATGGTCAGGGCCAATGTCTAAAGGTCCGGGAAGTCGTGGATGGTTTATTTACCCAACAATTAGACATTTACAACCTACAATTATTAAAGAGTTTGAGGAAATCATTTTAGAAATGAGAAATGAGTTTGTAAATGGCTAGTAATAGTAGAACATTAACTTTAGCTTTAGCAGCCGATATTGATGGCTTGCGTAATGGCTTGAAAGATGCTGAAAAGGTAGTAGATAACTCAGCAGAATCAATTAAAGAATTTGGTAAAAAAGCAGCATTGGCTTTTGCTGCCGTTGGTGCAGCAGCTACAGCATTTGCAGTATCAGCCGTCAAAGCAGCAGCTGAGGATGAAAAGGCTCGCAAGAATTTAGAGCAAACTATTCGATCCAACACAAAGGCGACTGAGGATCAAATTAAGGCGATTGATGGCTATATTACAAAACAGTCAATTGCAACAGCTACTACTGATGATGTTTTAAGGCCAGCGTTGGGTCGGTTAATTCGTTCGACTCAAGATGTCACTAAAGCTCAAGAATTATTGACTTTGGCTCAAGAAATTAGCATAGCCACAGGCAAGCCTTTAGAAACAGTCACAAACGCCTTAGGAAAGGCCTATGAAGGCTCAAATACTGCTTTGGGTAAATTAGGGCTAGGAATTGACCAAACCACCCTTAAAACCAAATCTTTCGACGAAATCACCCAACAGTTAGCCCAAACATATAATGGATTTGTTGCCAATGAAGCAACCAATGCTGAGTTTAAGTTTAAGCAATTATCTATTGCAGTTGATGAAACTAAAGAGCAAATCGGTGCAGCCTTATTACCTATCGTGAAAGAATTGGCTGATTATTTGTTGGAAACATTTGTTCCAAATTTGCAAGCTTTTGCTGCTGGCTTAACAGGTGAGGATGGCGTCGTCGCTGGAGTGACAGCTGCAACTCAAGGTGCATATGATTTTGGTCAGCAACTTATTGAAGTTATTAAGTTTATTATTTCCATTAAAGAGGAATTATTAGTATTGGCTGGCATTATTGCCACAGTATTTGTTGCTAATAAGATTGTTGCTTTTGTTAGCGCAATCATGACTTTAGTCACCGCCATGAAGGCATTAAGGACTGCTGCTGCTGGAGCTGCTGTTGCTACTGCATTTGCAACTGGTGGAGCATCTGTTGGAACTGCTGCTGCTGCTTTAGCAGCCGTTGCTGCAACTTATGGATTAAGCCAATTAGCAGGTGGTTCAGATTTAGGTGGAAATGCTACTGGCAATTATAATTATCCATCAGGCAGCGCATTTAGTTATGGGGCAGGTAATCCAACATATAACATCGTTGTTAATGCTATCGATGGCGAGGGTGCTGCTAGAGCTGTTGCACAAACCTTAAACAGTCAAGCAGCTAGAAGTACGACTGCTCTTAGGGATAGATAATGACTGTTTTCACACCAGACTGGAAATTAACTGTCGGTGGGGTTGATTATACTGACATAACAATTGCCGATGTTCAACATCAGGCAGGTCGCACAGATATTTACCAACAACCGCTTCCGTCTTATTGCCAAGTAACTTTTATTGCATTAAATGGTCAAACATTAGACATAGACATAAACGATAGTTTTGATTTACAAGTTAAAGATAGTTCAGCAGCTTATGTAAGTTTATTTGGTGGCGAAATTACAGATGTAACTATTGCGGTTGGTGCTACTGGATCTAAGGCCACAGTTGTCGAATATACAGTTATTGCGATGGGTTCGCTTGCTAGATTAACCAAAGAAATTTGGGATAACAATATTTCGCAAGATGAGGACGGCGATCAAATCTATGGCATTTTGTCAAGTGTTTTATTAGGTACTTGGAATGATGTGCCATCAGCTTCAACTTGGAATACATACAACGCAACTGAAACTTGGGCTAATGCAGTTAATTTAGGCTTAGGCGATATTGACCAACCTGGTCTTTATACCATGACTGCTCAATCAACCACAGTAGATACTATTTACAATATTGTTTCAGATATTGCCAATTCAGCCTTTGGATATATCTATGAAGCCAATAATGGAAACATAGGCTATGCAGATGCAGACCACAGACAAAACTATCTACTTACAAATGGTTATGTTGAACTAGATGCCGGTCATGCTCTAGGTGCTGGCTTGTCTACAATTATGCGTTCAGCAGATGTTAGAAATGACATTTACATCAATTATGGTAATAACTACAATTCACAGGTTACAGCTACAGATGCCAATTCAATTGCATTATATGGATACAAAGCCGAAACCATCAATTCTAGAGTTCAGGGTGCAGTAGATGCTCAGGCTATTGCTGATCGTTATATTGATCAAAGAGCCTACCCACAGCCAGCATTTCAATCGATAACATTTCCAATCACTAACTCAGAAATTGACAATGCTGATCGTGATGATTTGTTAGGCGTATTCATGGGAATGCCGGTTGATATTAGAAATCTGCCAAGCCAAATATCAGGTGGCGCATTTCAAGGATATGTTGAAGGCTGGTCATGGAGCACGCGATTTAATGAGCTGTTTTTAACAATCAATGTTTCCCCAACTGCATTTAGCCAAGTGGCAATGCGTTGGAATACCACGCCAATAACAGAGGCTTGGAACACAATAGACCCAACATTGACTTGGGAGTACGCTACAATAGTAGCCTGATAGGAAAAGGATAAAATGCCAACAACTACCAATTATGGCTGGACAACACCAGCGGACACCGATCTAGTAAAAGATGGTGCAAGTGCGATCCGCACACTTGGAACTGCAATTGATACAACTGTATTTAATAATGCAGGTGCTGCAATTGCTAAAACTATTGTTGATGCCAAAGGCGATATTATTGCAGCCACAGCAGCCGACACAGTTGCAAGATTAGCAGTTGGCTCAAATGACACAGTTTTGACTGCTGATTCGTCAACAGCCACAGGATTAAAATGGGCTACTCCTGCTAGTGGTGGCATGACTTTATTAAGCACTACAAGCTTATCGGGCGCATCAACAACAATTTCATCAATAAATCAAACATATAAAAATCTAGAAGTTATTATTTTTGGCGTTACAA